CACTGTTGAGGAGTTGGAGAAGTTTGCGGGGTTAATTATTAAGGAATGCCTTGATGGCGTTGTTGAAGCAATAGGAGACGGAGTCGGAAACAAATTTGGACTTGAGCCATGATTTGGCTAATGCAGGATGAGTGCAAGCCGTTATCCCGCTGGCTCAGTACTAGGCTAGGGGACTATAGGGAAATTAAGGGGTGTTATGTCCTACGACTGGGGAAGAACGATGAGTGAGTACTCTGACATTGTGTCTGACGGGAAGATGGACCCGCGTTGGTCAAGACAGACTAACCTAAAGGACATACCGCATCCCGCAAAGCCCCAATGGCAAGGGATAACGGATGAAGAGCTTATGGAAATTCTAGGCTACGTTACACATGGGTATATCCCAGACTACACAAGATATTTTGTAGATGCTATTGAAGCAAAGCTCAAGGAGAAGAACGGTGGCTGAACCATACGCATGGATCGCCGTAGGCGGTACGATTTGGAACCACAAAACTAGCGAAGATGACACGCCGTTGTATACAAAACACCAATGGCAAGGCTTGACGCTTGACGACATAGACGATATTGGAGTCAGCAAGGATTGGGTCTATGGCGCACGGTGGGCAGAGGCAAAGCTCAAGGAGAAGAACGGTGGCTGAACCAAACGCTTGGCAAGCCGTAGGCGGTACGATTTGGACTAGCGAAGATAACAGACCTCTGAAGCCCGAATGGCAGGGGCTGACGGATGAGGAGATAGATGAAATCTACGCCGGTGAAGGTGGAACTCGTACCCGTAGGAGGATAGTGCGGCTCATTGAAGCAAAGCTCAAGGAGAAGAACACATGACAGATAACGAAATACACGACTGTTTTCAACAGCGCAGCAAGGATAAAGTACAAGAGCGCAGATTAATTGCTGATGCCATTGAGGCTAAACTTAAAGTACGTTGGCAGGGGCTGACGGACGATGATGTGCATGAAATCACAAAAGATGTGATTGCGTTCAGGAGTGATGTTGTGAAGTTTATTAGAGAAGCAGAAGCTAAACTCAAGGAGCGGAACACATGACCGAAACCGAGAGAAACCTAGACCTCCTGCTAGGCGATGCCCTAGCAGAGAACGAGCGCCTCAAGCGCGAACTCAAGTACCAAGACGCCCGAGAGAATCACATCGGCACGCACGGCCCGGATTGCTGGTCATGGGGGCCTCGTCACTACGATTGCGCGCTGAGGCACATCAACTCAATAACGGATGACGGAAAATGACTGATAACGTAAAAAGCCCACCGCACTACAAGCAGGGGACGATTGAGTGTATTGAAGCTATCCAGTCTGCGCTGACTGAAGAAGAGTTCCGTGGCTACTGCAAGGGCAACGCTATGAAATATATCTGGCGCGAGCGGCACAAGGGCGGCAAAGAGTCCATCGAAAAAGCGGCGTGGTATTTAGACTACATGATGCAGTGTGTATGATGCATCCTGACACCGAGCTGCTGATGCACCTAGCATCAAACCTAGTCCGCGAGTACCCCAATGGCGTAAGCACGGTCGACATGCACCTGCGGATGGCGATCTCGCTCGACAAGACCCGCAAGATACTGTGCTACGCCCGCAAAGCGCGGCTGCTGGGCGTAGCTGGTAGCGGCGTCACCGCTCGATGGGCGTCGCCTGAGCGAGCGGCAGAGCTAGACGCCGGGAGATGGACCAAGCGCAAGCTGCAGCACAAGGCCTGCCGAGACCGCAGAACGGCGAGGCTCGCCGCCCGCCAGGCCGCGTCGGAACTGGCGCCGCGTCGTGTGGCGAAGCCATTCAAACTTCATGCGCCTAACAGCGTGTGGCAACTAGCGGAGTTCCAATGCGACCCACCAAAGCGGCGATAGACGCGATCCGCGAAGCCTACATGGCCGACGTCTTGACGATCCGAGCGCACATCCTGGCGCTCAATGATCCGCATCTGGAGGATGCCTGGGCCGGCATCGAGACGTTTGCGGCGGTGGCGTTGCGGGTGATGGCGAAGACCAACCCGTCGAAGCTCAAGAGCGAGATGGTGACTGTGGGTATTTCGGCGCTACTGTGAGCGGTCGGCTTTGCCGTCCAGCTTGTCGAATATCCGCCCCAGCAGGTCGCGGATTTCTTTGAGGTCTGATCGGTAATCGTCCCGCGTGACGTAGGTCTTGGGTAGCTCGACCGACAGGCGGGTCAGGTCGGATTGCAGCATCTTGACCGAGGTCCAAAGCTCCCTCGCGAACCAACCGATTACGGTGCAGGAGAGCCCTAGACCGGAGTTGATAAGCGACTGGGAATCCATCAGATCATCCTTGCGAGCAGTGGCACCGCGCCGCCAGCGCAGGTCGCTAGGGCATCGAACCATTCTACGCCATGCGTGGGCGTTAGGCCGGCCCTAATGGCTCGCTGGTTGGAGAGCCAGTCAAGCACCTCCTTGCCCACTGCTGCGGCCACCACGAGGCCGTAGGCTACGTCAGGCCGGCGTAGGATGGCCAGGGCCAGCAGGAAGATGATCGCGCCGTAGATGGCGTGGTTGGCTTTATCTTGCGGGAGCGAGGGCATTGTGTGAATCCTTCGATTCCCTGGTGAGCCGCAACAGTACGGTTATATCGTAATGCTTCCAGAAGAAGCCCATGAATAAACTCGGTAGCCGCCAGCAACGGTAATAGTTGGTGAGCCTGTGGTTGCTGTAGCGGCGGAAAATGTATCCGCGTAACGAATAATTACGATGCCTGAACCGCCAGCGCCGCCGTTTCCGTTCTGACCACCGCCTCCACCACCGCCGCCAGTATTTGCAGTTCCAGCAGTTCCTGCGGCTCCGTTGCCGCCAGCACCACCGCCGCCAGCACCACCAGCACCACCAATGGTGTATTGCCCGCCACCTCCACCTCCAGCATAAGTTGTGCTGGTTCCAGAAATAGAAGAAGTAGTTCCAGCGCCGCCTGCGCCCCCCTCAAAAGGGGAAACAGGGTTGCCAGAAGCACCTGCACTAGTTGCTCCACCTCCACCACCACCTCTTGCTAAATTTAACCCCGCCCCGCCATTATTTCCTTGCGATGGAGAAGTACTTGGTGTATTGCCTAACCCGGCTGCTGACCCAGAAACACCTGCACCGCCTCCTCCTCCACTACCTCCATTTCCACCAGCGGTTCCTACATTTCCGCCGTAACCACCCCCTGCCGAGGTAATTGTAGAAAACACTGAGTCAGACCCAGCATTGCCCGCTGTGTTAGACGTAGAAGCCCCTGCACCCCCGGCTCCAACTGTAACCGTAATTGCTAATCCAGCAGTAACAGATAAAGTACCAGTTCTATATCCACCTGCACCACCACCGCCACCACCTTCACTATTAGGGCTTAGATCATTTCTAGCACCACCACCACCACCAGCAACAACTAAGTATTCAACGTTTGGCGTGGGGTTAAGCCCCCTGTTGGTCAAGAAGGAGTTGAGTGCTGCAAACATTATGCGAACGCCTGGGCTGCGTTGCCGTACCAGCTGGTGCCGATGTAGACAAAGCTGAGAATGTCCACCGCACTGGCCGTTGCTGTGATCGTTGGCACAGTACCGCCAGGCCATTTGACGCCGGTGAAGGTGGCGGTGGTCATGCCTGTGGCTGCCTGGGTCAAGTGCAGGATGAAAGAATTCCCTGCCGTGGGGGATGTAGGCATTGCGAACGTACAAGGCGTTGAGGCCGTCAGCGTAGCGGTGACAACCGTGCCAGCCGTAATGACGATTGTTGCCGTTCCTGTAACCGTGCCCAGAGCGGCTACTGACTCAACGTATCCCGAGATCGTAGGGGTTATCAGCGTTGGCGATGTACTCAGGACAACCGCCACAGTCCCCGTGCTTGAGGCAACCCCAGTCCCGCCACTAGCAACCGGCAACGCAGTGGTCAAGCTCAAGCTCAACGCACTCACCGCCCGCCCAGCAGTCAGGTTGGCCACCGAGACTTGCTTGGTGGTCGTGCTCTGGACAATGGGCAGAACCTCGGTACCCGCTAGGGGCGTGGTACTTGCCGGGAGGGCACTGATTTTTGAGTCAGCCATTTTGCTTGTTCCTTTGCTTTATGATACACGAACGTGATTAAGCTCTATGCTGCGAAGTATTGACCAGTGATGATAACGTCGGCACTTGCCGCCCAGGTCGGCACATAGATGACGTTGCTGTTAACCAACCCGGTGCCGTAGCCAATCGCCGTGACGTTGGACGCTGCAACGCAAGTGCCAGCCACTACGGTCGAGGTTGGCGCGGTGAAAGTGGTGGTACCCGCCGTGGCCGCTGTGCTGGTAGTGCTGGTCACGCGGATCG